GTTGTCATGCGTGCGTTCCATGCTTGCAGTTGCAATGTAATAGACCGGTATGTGTCGTTTTGCGAACTTGGTTTAAAGATTGTTATCCACTCTTTGTGTGCTCGCTCTTTTAAAGCACCCCAAGCGTCAGCGGCCGGGAACAGCAATTTCCCATAAGGCTTTACATCTACCAACATGTTTGCTGGTATTTCGCCAGCGCGACAATGCGCAACAATTGTTGGAAAAATGACTTTATGCTTGTGGGGTACTGTCACGCCCAAAACCTTTATCGTTTTTGTTTACCCAACGCATTACAGGCGGGATGATTGCGGCTATTGCGCCTTTTGCATAGTCACGCGGGTCAACTGTTCCTGTTGAATACACCGCGACAAGTGCGCCCACTAGCGAGCGTGCGTAACTTGCCAACATTGCTTTATCTTGTTCTCTCATTTGTGTCCCTCTATGTGTCCGTCTATTTTTTGCTCTATTCGCCCCAAGGTTTGATGTACTTGGCCGTGGTCTTTTTTGTTGTCGCTGCCGATTTTGCCAATGAGAGCCACCAATACAAGGAAGCCACCACCGATAACAGCCACCATAATCTGAGAATCCAACGCACTACTTTTTCTTAGTTGGTGCAGGTGGGTATGGGTTTGCGTCTTTGATTGCTTGAACTGCTGCTTCCCATGCGGCCTGCGTGTTTGTTCCGCGTTGCCATTCAAAAAACAGGCCATCTGATTGTGCTTCGTATTGTGTGCGGCGTGTTGTTTCTATTAGCGATACTTGATTGCTGTAATCAACTTGTGGCCATTGTGCGTCTAGTTCGGCTTGGGTTGGTTTTGCTGTTTCGTCAAGCCAAGTAAGGCCTGCGTATGTGTCGCCGTCAAGTGACCATTGCGAGCCGACATAGTTGGTGGCCAAAATTAGGCTGTAGTCAATCATGCTGAAATCTCCATTACGGTAATACTTGAAACTGTGCGCGGCGCCGTAGCGCCGTCTGTTTTAGACCTGTTTATATAAGTAGGCGGAGTGCCAGTAACGCCGCGAACTTGTATTTTGTAAGTCGTTGCTGATGTTGTTGCTGGACTGTCCAAAAAAGTAATTCCAACAAAATCAGAACTGCCAGCAAAATAGGCCTGAAACATTGTTGACGCTTGAACATGGCTTCCGCTTGCGTCACCAATAGCGATAGCCGTTGAGTCTCTGACTAACTGCAAAGAACTGTCGTTTACGCCAACATCTTGAGAACCGTTGATTGAGGCGATGACCAGTATTTTGCTACTTGTTGCCGACGGCGTAATTGAAGCGCTTAAGCCAGTCACATCTGTGTATGAACCCGAACTGACGGAAAATGTGTCGGTTTTTGTTGTGCTAACAACTTGTAGAACACGGAATGCTCCGCGCAAAGCGTTTTGTTGTGCAGCGGTTAAAACCTGCCCAGCAACAAAGGCGGCTGGAAGTGTGGTTGGTGTGGCCATAAGTGCTCCTTATCCTAAAACATTATCTGCGTCAAGTGTGCCATATGTTGCGTTATCTAATATCAGTTCATAAACGATAGTTGTAGGGGCTGTACTGATTAATACCCTATGGCCTTCGCTTATGTCTAAATAGTGTTCTATGCCTTCCACGCTTAATTCCTGGGCAAGTTGGGTTGTGCCCGTACCGCTAGGGAAAGTCTTTTCAATGGTTATGGTTTGCCCAATGTCAATAACGGCTACCGTGTCGCGCTGGCCTGTTGTTAAAGCCATGAATGCGGTTTCAACTGAAGTGAATCGGGCTTCAGGGTCAGGGTTTAAAAGGTAACTAGCCGCGGTGTCAATGGATGTTTGTTCGTGTAACAGGCTGTTGGTGATGCTTGAGGTTTGTATGAAGTATTGGGCAATGGATGTTGCATCCTCAGCGGTTGAGGTAGTGCCGTCTAATCCTGTTACTACGCTTCTATTGATTACGGAGTCCGCCTCAAAGGATATGCCCAGGCCAAAATAGGGAATTGCTGTTCCGTCATCATGGAAATCGGCCACTGGCGCTGAAAGCGAAGTTGATACGCGTTCCTGGAATGTAAAAACACCATCACGCGACATAAATACGCGCCCAAATTCTGCCGTGTCGTTTACTTGGGAAACATAAGTCAAAACATTTGTGCCAGCGGAAACGGTGTATGCGGCGTCATGGCCTAGGCTTACTGTGCCTGTGGCAATGTCACGGCTTGCGCCTGTAGGGAAATCTACTTCAGGAAGGCTTAAAACCGTGTTTAGTCGCGCACCCGACAATTCTGCCGAAGGGTTAAATTCATCTAAATAGGTTTGCGATAGCAAATAGAATTGGTCAGCACAAAACACGGTGACGCTATCTAAACCGCCCAACGCAAAATTGTAATCATAATTAATAACAAAACCGCGAAAGAGCAGTTCAGGATTATCGGCGTTGTCGTAACGAATAAGTTTGACTTCACGCATTGGTGCAAGTCCAGGAACATTTTGGTTGGCATCGTAAAATGGCGAGTTTTCATCAAATGGGTTAAAAATCCCACTGACATCCAAAATTTCAAATGACATTGTTCCTGCACTGAATGTGTCGCCAATGTCGCGGCGGCCGCGCTTTACAACAACTGATTGGGTTGATTCAAGCACAGACGCAAATTGTGTTGTTCCATCTAACACATAATCAGGGTTATCTAAAACACCTTTTATTGCATCATCTAAAGTAAATGCGTCAACAGTAAAACCCGCGTCAATTTGCAGGTCATAATTGCCTGCGTTAACAACTGGAAACCCAGCCATCAGGCAATGTTCAGGGCAAGCGGCCCTGCACTCCGCGAATAGGCGCGCAAAGCGTTAACAACCGATTGACCAATTTCTGCACTAGTTGACAGTCCGCCCGTCACATTGATATTTACATTGCTACCGCCGCTGTTCATTTTTGACAAAGGCACTACGGCTTCCGGCCCGGCCTCGCCTATTAAGGCCAAAGTTGGACGATTGACGATGCCCCCATGTGCCATTTTTGGTATGCCGCCGCCAGCAATAGTTGACACAATACGGCTAACAGTTTCAGTAACCCGGACATCAATGTCAATAGTGCGCTTCATTTTTGCCGCTATCGCATCCATCTTTTCCATAAGTTTTGGCGTCATTCTGTCAAGTGCGCTTTGTATTCCAGTAACCATTTTTTCGGCTACATCAATACCACCCTGATACCATTTTCCTGCCGCGTTCAAACCAACCTTGTCGGCTGCCGAATTGGCTGAATCAACCAAAGAGTTTGTTTCATCAATGGCGGCTTGGCCACCTGCAATAAGTTGGTCAGCAATAGCCGCGCCCGCTACAGCACCTGATGCAAGCACTTTGGCCAATGCATCTTTGCTTAAATTTCGGTCTAACAAATCTTGTATTTTTTTTGCATAATCAATAATTCCAGAAACTTGACTACGCAAACCTTCAAGAAATCCGCCGCCTGTTTCTTTTCCAGCGTCTAACGCATCAGAAAAATTAAACGCTTCTTTAACGCTGTCTGACACACTTTTGGCAAATGCGGCAAATTCGTCTTTTGCTTTTTGCAAATCTTCTTTGGCTTTGTCTAAGGCTTCGCCCATTTTTTCTTTTACCGCTTTAGCAAAACTTTCTACCTTTGCAGTAGCCCCACCAACCTTTGGTGTTAATTCATCTACAGCGGTTGTTGCCAATTTCCCTGCATCAGACATACGGGCCATTTGACTGTTGCTATATTTCTGGGCTTCCGAAAATGCACCCAAGCCCGCTTTCATGCTGTTCATTTGGCGGTTATACAAAGCGAATGCTGCGATACCAGCAATGACTACGGCGATACCTACGCCAGTTGCAATTTGCACCGCGGTAAATGAAGCGGCCAACGCCCAGTTTACGCCAGCGGTAATAATGCCCATTGCTTTCCAAGCGGCCATTGCCACATTGGCAGTGATAATTGCGCCTGATAAAAGGCCTAATGTAACGGTCATTCCAACTACAACGCCAGTGTTGTTTTCGGTGAAAGTTGCAAAGTCAACCAACAATGGCAATACCGCTTCAAGCACAGGTAAAAATGATTGACCAATTTGTGTTGTTGCGTTTTTAACAGATGCAGTCAGAATTTTTTGTTGGTTGGCCGCTGAGTCAATCGTGTTGTTAAAGTCGCCCTGTTGGTCTGTGGTTTGCTTTAAAATCAAACTGTGTGTAGCCAACACTTTTGCCTGTGCGTCAAGTGTGCCAGTGCCCTTGTAAAGGCCCATTGACATTGCCTCGGCTTTAACTGCCGCGTCATTAATTAAAACATTAAATTTTCGGATTGGTTCGCTTTCGCCGCGTAAAGCCGCGCCAAGGGCTAACGCAACTTCTGCTGGGTCAGCGTTGTTAAATGATGCCATGTCGGCGGTCAAAGTAACTAAATCGGTTGAAAATTTGCCTAAGTCTTCGCCAGTTTGTCCCGCCATTTTTCCAAGTCCGCCGAAAGTAGCCGCGAAATCTAAGGCTTCTTGATTGGCTATTCCTAAAGATTTAGCAGAAGACTTAGCAAAATTTTGAACCTCTTTTGAAGCAGAGCCAAAAATAACATTAGTTTTGTTAATGGTTTCGTTTAAATCGCTTGCGGATTGTGCGGCTTTATACGCGCCAATAGTGATTGCGCTAAAAACAGCGGCGGCAGGTACAGCCATTTTTCGCAAAGCGAATTGGGCTTTGTCGGTTGCCTTGGTAAGTGAGGCAAATTCAGCCATTGCGGCTTTAACCCCAGCGGGGTTAAATTCCGAAAGAATCGCAATGTTAATTGCCACCGTTTACCACATTTCTTTGAACATCCGCCATAACATCTTTTACTAATCCTCGCACATTGTCTTCCACCTTGGAAGCATTGGCTTCGTATGCGGGCCACATTGCACGCGATGCGCCGCCGTAACCTTTCCCTAAAAGGTTTTGAACCATTTGCCCATCACTGTTTTTTTTGCCTGCCATATCAAACAATGAACCCCAACCTGTTTTTTGTTGGATAATAAAAACGCCAACTGTTTCATAGGTTGCGCCGCTAGCGGCATTGCGTTTTCTGGCTTTACGGGTGTTGATTTTGGCAACAACACCTTTCTCCACTAGGCCGCCATCCCAGCCACCAAGTTTTTTGTATGGGCGTGCCCAACCCGACAATGGGGGTGCTTCAGGAAATCTAGACCTAGCGTCATCCACCATTGGTTTTACAATGTCTTTATAACGCTTCGTGTACTGGCGGCGAAGTTTAGGGTTTATCTTGTTAATTTCTTTTAGCGCGTCTTTAACGCCATAAACCTTAAGTTTGACATTCGCGCCACTCATCTACGCCCGCTTTCCTTGCTTTGTTCATTTAGAACACTAATAACTGTCTGCAAGTCGCGCGTGTCAAATTCTATGTGCGGTGGCCACCACCCTACTGAAACTAGCAATTGTGCTAGTTGTTTTCGGTAAGTGCCCCGCCCGTAGGGTTTGGGTTTGTCATATCCAAAGATTCAATTTCCATGTCAGGGTGCGCTTCTAACCACATCATTGGTGTTGCTTCTAGTTTGTAACTGGTTCGCTTCAGCATGAAGTGTGCCCAGAAAACCATGTCCATGATGCCGATTCCGCGGCCGTCAGAAACTTTACGGTTTTCCTGTTTTTCCCATTCGGCGATGCACAACAAATTTGTTGTAACCGTGATTGGTTCATCGCCAGGGGATGGCGTTATTTTCATTACTAGTTTCATTAACTTGCCTTTCGTGTCGGGCCGTTAGGCCGTGATTAACTAGCGGTAAAAGTTCCGCCCGTGAAACTCAAATCAACCGTTGACAACTCACCCAGCGCGCCATTCACAACAGGCATGGACTCTAGGTAACAATTGGCCAGGGTAAATGTCTTCGTGACTGCACCTTCGGTAACGGTTGCAACAACGGTGGTTGCTGTTCCTACAAGTGCTGCAAGTGTTGCATAGGTTTCGCTTGCGGCGTATGACTGGAACAAAGTCATGGTGCATTCGTTGTTGTACAAACCACCCGT